CCCTTCGGGTAGCTTGATTCCCGCCAGACGGATTACCCGATAAAACTGCCGATAGCATTCAGAAAAGAATGCGCCTTCTTTGTCTTTTAGATCGTTATACAATTCATCGCCGATCGGCACCGTGCGATTGCGTTTACCTTTGGTGTTAATGAAAGTGATTTTGTTGGGTGATATCTGGCTGGACTTTAGTCCGGCGGCTTCGCTCCAGCGTGAACCGGTTGAAAGGCAGATGCGAACAATCAAAGTCAGCTCTGGATTACCATGCCTCTCGCAAGCTTCGAGTAGGCGTAATATTTGCGTTTCGGTCAGCCAGGCCATCTCCTTTTCTGGCTCATCGAACTCGCGAATATTTTTGAGAGGATTGGGATAGGTGATCTCGCCAAGACGCTCCAGCTCATTAAAAACGGCGCGTAAAAACGCATGTTCACGGTTCACCGTTCCAACGCTGACTTTAAGTGATTTCTCGCTTGTCTTATAACCATTTTCAATGAGACCACTTAGCCGACGTTCGCGGTAATGCGCCCAGTCCTTAGCCGTAATGCTTGATGCTATCGGGTCGCCTAACCCCCGGCAGATAATGTGCAGTTTACCTAAACGACCTTTCTTATCACCCAGCGCGCAGCCATGCAGTTTGTACCATAAGCTGATTATTTCACTGAGTTTTCTACGGTCTTCTTTCTCCCCGAGCCAGGGTTTTGCTTTAAACTCTTCGGCTAAATAGTGCTCATAGGAAATAGCCTCTGCACGGGTTTTGAAGCTTTTCCTAATGCGTTTACCGTCACGTCCATTTGGGTAAAAATCGCAAAGCCACTTACCGTCGTTCTGTTTCCTGATAGCCATAATATCGCCCTGTAAAAAAAGCGATAAAATACTGTATATAAAAACAGTGTTCAATGTTTGTTTCAGGTTTTCTAAACATGTAAAAAACCCGCTTTCGCGGGTAGTCTTAATGGAGAAGTGAGGGCTGTTGTCCCTGCGCTGTATGCAGTGGAACTTGCTTAATCGTTCCCGGTGAAACGATGATCTGTTCTATCGACTCATAGGTTTTGAAGGTACAGCTGCAGTTGATATTCTGACACTGATGGTAACGCTCTTTTGTCTCACGTGAGATATAACGGCTACTTTTTGCGTGTGCGGCGGTCTGGCATAACGGGCAATGCATCATGGCTTTGTTACCTGGCAGGGTAGGGGAGAATGATTGCATTTTGCATATGCGAGTTATGATTGGCAAATACAAACTAAAGTTATTTTTTTTAGTTATCTTCCTGTTCTACCTGATAATCTATGTTTGTTAAAAGCACTTCAAAATTAAGGCTTGTGGTATAACCACTGCTGCCGAGATTATGGGTAACCTTGCTTATTGTCCAGGCTTGCGCATCAATAACCGACTTGAAACCTGTCACCCGCACGGGGGTTTCAGGAAAGAGATCGGCACGGCCTTTTGCTAAAGTGAGCGAGAACTCCGCAACGCCGCGCTGAAGCTTTTCCCACTTTGCCCGCGCTGCACTCATTGCTGCCGCTTTGGTGCTGTATACCGTGGTGAGTGCGAACACGTTTTCATCAGAACCAACAAGGTATTCTCCCTCTTTCGCCTCCATCGCTTTCTCCAGCTTTGCCGTTACTTTCTTCGCCGCAGGATGCTGCAGCGCCCTGAGATTCTGCACTTTAGGTTTGCGCTGGAGTTTCACTTTTTTAGGTTTGGGGTCTTTGGTATGTAACCAGCTGGCAGTAACGCCGGTATAAGCCCCGCGATCGGCAATGCTGAACGAGTGCCGGTCACCGTCAGCCCGGGTGATTGTCATCTGAGGAATAGGCTTTCCACTGGCCGTCACGCCATTACCTGGCCGAATGAACATCAGCTTACCGGCTTTGATTGCGACTACCGCCCCATACAGCGCAGCCAGGCGGGTTAGAAATTTGGCATCGCTCTCCTGCGTCTGATCGATATGTGAAACGGCTATACTCGCCAGTTCCTGCGCCAGCGTCGCGGCCAGCTTATTACGTTCAGCCACCTGAAGAACGATATCACCCAGGGTCGTATCATGGTAAGACACTTCCCGGCGGCTGTTAAACGTTCCCCGGAAATCGACGCTACGCGCGCGGATAGTCATTGTGTCGGGCGCGCCGTGATGTTCCACTTCATCAACGGTAAACTGCCCCTTACTCACCAGCGCCTGGCCCTGCCAGCCGAGAAACAGCGACACCAATGCACCGCGCATCGGCATTACCAGCTTGCCGTCGGCATCATCCAGTTCAATATCGAGCTGGTCAGCTTCGAAGCCGCGGTTATCGGTCATGGTCAGCGACAGCAGACGCGGCTTGATATTGGCCGTCACGTCCTGGTTGTTTACCGAAAGCAGAAAGTCTGGACTGAGGTTAGCACCGGCCGACATTTTAAAGTTACTGATCCCCACCATCAGGCCAGCCCTCCCACGGTAGAAATTACGCTGCCGGCAGCGGTCTTAACTTTATCCATCGCCGCCGTGATCTGCCCCGGCAGGTTATCGATGCCCGCAATTGTTTCATCAGCCTGGGCGCGAAGATCGCCAAACATTGAGGTCAGCGACTCGTCTACGCGCAGCAGACTGAATGAAAATGTAATTTTCCTGGCGCTGCCGTCGGAGTAGAACTCGCTTTGTGTCGCGGAATAGTTCTCTACAACGTACATGCCGTAAATCGTGCCGTTGCCACCAATGAGCGGCCATGCCCGTCCCTCATCGGCCAGCAGTTTAAAGGTCAGCATCGACAGCGCACCGCCGGTTATTTCTGGGCGTAGCTCACCCGACAGGGTAATTTTCTCATCACCGGGCCCGAGAAACTGAGCTGATGCACGCTGGCCGACGCGGCTGTTAGTCGGCCAGCGATAGTCAGCACTGTGCTGAAGCTCTGAATAGGGCAACGTCTGGCGCATAAAAGGCAGCAGACCATAGATCATCATCATCGGTTAGTCCTCCCAGCCTAATTTGCTGCGCTGCTGTGCCGCCCGATTACGCTGTTCACGTTCCTGGTGTTGCGCCATCAGCGCCAGCGCATCATCTTTGGTCATGCCCGGCTGCATGTTGATATCGTATTGATAGTGATTAACGCTGCTGTCGGTAAAACTGCCTTTGGATGCAGGAGCGCTAACAGGCTGATACCCTGCACCGCCGGTGGCAAAGTTATATTGGAGGCCATCTCCCGACCAGCCTGCGCCGCCGGTAGCCACCGAATCCGGGCCGGGAACCTTATCGCTTAAGTCCTCTGACTTTTTATCAATAACGCCGAGCTTTTCCAGCACCCAGTCAATGCCGGATCGCAGCTGCTTAAGAGCCTCACCGGGAATTTTGAGCGCATCAGCCAGCATGTTGCCGAACTTTTTCCCCATATCCCCAGCCGCCTTTAGTTCAGTCTGCGTGGACTTCACCGGCTCAAGTAGCTTGCCGAACCAGTCCCACAGCGCTTTTATTTTCTCCGTTACCCAGCTGAAAACCGGTTTAAGCCAGCTGAATGAGTCTCCGATCGGCCCCATCGCCGCTACAAACCCCTCGGCAAAACCGGAGATAAACGAACTGATAGGTTCCCAGTATTTGCGCACCAGCAGAGCACCAGCCACGATAGCCGCTGCGACGGCAACCACCGGCAGCGTGATAGCGCTCAGCGCCGCAATAACCGTCCCACTCACCAGGCTAAATCCCGTGGCCAGTAGTCCGGCACCGGCAATAATCATATTCAGCCCGGCCACTACCGGCCATGCGATTAACCCAACCAGCCCCAGCCCGGCAACCAGCGCAGTTACCGCGCCGGTAACCATCACAATTTTATTGGTCAGCTCAGGGTTGGCCTTTACCCACTCACCGGCCTTAATCAACCAGTCATTGGCCGTTACGGTGAGTTTTCGCAGCGCTGAATTCTGCTGGTCGAACACCTCAATACGGATATCTTCCCAGGCAGACGACAGGTTTTTTAAATCGCCCGACAGATTATCAACCTGGATATTCGCCACGCGCTCGGCTGCGCCTTTCGAATCCATCAGCAGCGCATACTTGGCATCGAGCTTGCCGTCACCGGCGGCGTCGATTAGGTTGATAACGCTTTTCGCCGCCTCTTCACCAAAGATCGTCTTGATGTATTCAGCCTGCTGAGCCGTACCCAGGCGGTTTTTCTTGAATGACGCATCAATGGCTTTCAGGATACCGAACACCGGCAGCATGTTGCCTTTGTTATCCCGTGTCTTAATCCCCAGCTCGTTAAGCGCCGCGGGAGCCTGGCCCACCGGTGCCTGAAGGCGGCTGAATATCGCGCTGCCGCCGGTCCCGGCCATCGATCCCTTAATGCCGTTGTCGGCCATGATGCCGAGCATCGCCGTGGTTTCTTCGATACTGGCTCCGGCAGCACGTGCAATCGGCGCGGCATATTTCATCGCCTCACCCAGCTCCAGCAACGAGGTATTGGATTTGGTGAAGCCCTTCGTCATCACATCCGCAACGCGCTGGATCTCCGACATCGGGATTTTAAACGCGGTCTGCATATTGGTGACGATATCCGCCGCCTCGGCAATATCGACCTTGGACGCCAGAGACAGGTTTACCGTGGACTCAGTGGAGGAAAGTACCGCATCGGCGTCGTAGCCAGAACGCGCCAGCGTACTCTGCGTGCGCGCCACATCGGTCGGGGAAAACGCTGTACTGCCACCAATTACCCGTGCCTGATTACGGATTGCCGCCAGTTTCGGATCGGCCTTGCTTACGTCAAGCAACGCCTGTGTTTCAGACATCTGCGCGTCAAACTCCACCCCTGAAGCCAGCAGCGCACCACCGGCAATCAGTGCGGCAGAACCCCCGGCAAAAGCGGCCGCACCACCGTTACGCACTTTCCCGGATATCTCCTGGCCGCGCCGGTAACGTTCAGTTGTTCGGTTTAGCCGTTCCTGGTGCTGGTTAAGCCGTTGCAGCTCGGCG